TGAACTCCCCGATCATCACCGGGTAGGGCAGCCGGCGCATCCGTGACCAGTGCACGACCCGGCACGGGAACCTGGTCACGTCAGAGACAGTGATCACCGTCCAGTCCTGCTCCTTGGCCCAGTCCGCGCTGATCACGTACTCGGCGTCGCTCTTGGGATCCTCGAACCGGTGGACCTGGCGCTCCTTGCTCACCGACTCTCGGATCGCCTCTGCGGGCAGCGAGAACATCTTCTCCACCGACTCCGAGTCGATCGCACGGGAACCGATGCTGGGCTCACCGAGGTCGTACTCCACCCGCCACATCTCGGCAGGGATCTCACGGCGCTTCTGGTCGATGGTTTCCTGGTCCAGCCAGCCGTCGATCGGGTTGGAGGTGTCCTTGTAGCACCAGGTGAAGATCGGCAGACCCTCCTCCTGGAACCGCGCGTACTCGTGCGCGAAGGTCTTGTCCGGGTACTGCCAGGTCGAGGACATCGCGGTCCGGGGCCGGATGATGTCGCCCTGCCAGTTCTTCTGGGGCATCGGCTGGCCCTTGGCCGCGTCGAAGATGGCCTGGTCCATCTCGTCGATCTCATCGAGCAGCAGAGTGGGTGGGTGCGGGCCTCGGACCGTCTTCTGGGAGGCCGTGAGCGGCATGATCGTGGCCCGGTTGGTGAGCTTGATCTTGGTCGCCGACTCCTCCCGAACCAGGTAGGAGGGAGCGTTGCTGTGCTCCCAGGCGTCACGGATGGTGTTGTGGATGTTGATCGACTGGTTCAGGGAGCCACCGACGATGTTCACGTCTGAGCCCTGGATGGCTGCCACCGTGAGTCCCAGCACCGAGAGCAGCCTGGACTTCCCGGACAGACCACGAGAGCCGTGGATCAGGATCTGCGGCTCTCGGTTGAAGTAGGCAGTGGCGAAGGCGTCGAACGGTGCATCGTGGTCGGAGCAGACCTTGTGCCTGGGGATGGTGTAGCCCCAGAGGGCCTTGACTACCTCGTAGAGCTCGTCGTCGGTCCTAGGTCCGCGTCCCAGGATGATGCTCACTGACCAGCTCCTTCAGCGTGTACCCGGTCTTGACCCAGGGCACTGAGAGCTCCCAGGCACCCGCCGGCGACTCCACACGGTATCGCCACCAGATCACATCGGTATCAGTCGGAGTGAGCTCTACCGCGAAGCTCCCGTCCCGCGCGAGCTGGACTTCCGGTGCCAAGCAGGCCCAGGCGATCTCTTGCTGGATCACCCAGAGCCTGCTCGGCATGAACCGGACCAGGCCATGGACCGGACGACCGTTCTTGTACTGGAAGGATCCTGTGACTGTCACTGTTCTCGGCATGGATCCCATCCTATCCACTACACCTGAGGCACAACAGGTGGCTCAACGGGTGGAGTGGCGGTAGGAGCAGCTGCGTTCCCCTTCAGAGTCACCGCAGCTCCAGTCACGATCATCGCCACGATGGCAGTCACCCACTCACTACCCGTGATCGAGGTGCCTCCATCGGAGTCGCTGAGCACCGAGCTTCCGATGACCACTGCTCCTGGCACCAAGAACCCGAGGATGCCCTTCCAGTACTCCTGCCAGTTGGCCATGACGGCCTCCTACTTCTTCTTCGGCTTCGGCGGCTGGAAGTCGATCGAGGGCTGTGGGTTGCGCACGATCGCGCAGGACCAGCCTCCGGTAGCGACCGAATGCCGCTCGAAGTGGAGGTGAGGTCCGGTCACGTTGCCTTCCGCACCGACCTCACCGATCTTGCGCCCAGCCCGGATCTTGGCCCCGTTCGGGACGCTCCGGGTACGCATGTGCGCGTAGAAGTCCCGAGTACCGTCACCGCGCTTGATCTCCAGCTGGTGGTAGCCGAAGGCAGAGCCGTGGTTGGCGTAGACCACAGTCCCGCCGCGAGCGGCGTAGACCGGAGTTCCGGCTGGAGCTGGGAAGTCCACGCCGGTGTGGATGCCGTAGCCACGGGAGTCACGTCTGCAGCCCCAGTACGACCCGCGCCGGCCGTACGGAGTTCCGATGGGGCCCTTGACTGGTCTCATTCGTCGTCCTCCCCACCTTCGGTGCCCGTGTTGCCGCCCTCACCGGGATCGGCTGAGTCATCGGGCTCGACCTCTTCGTCACCATCGAAGTCGACGTCGAGACCCTCCTCGGGCTCCTCTTCCAGGTCTTCCTCGACCTGATCGAACTCCGCCAGCGACTCACTCGGGGTCTCGCTCACTCGGTCTTCTCCTCGTCGTCCTCTACCTGCTCCTCGTTCGGACGGTCGGCGGGGTTCTCCCAGCCGCTCTCGTAGGCGGGATCGTCCTCAGCACGCGGGTCAAGGTGATCCACCTTGCCGCCAGCGAACGCAGCTGCGCGCTCGGCATCGACATGCGGGTCCGGGTACTGGATCTGCCCCGGGATGCCGTAGAACTCGTCTTCGCCCTCGGGGTCGACGAAGGGCTCCGGCTCGGTCTCTTCGCCAGTCACCTCGGCGGACTCATCCTGCTTCTTGGTTGCCATGTCTTCATCCTCACTCGTTGGGCCAGTCACTACAGGGCTTCCTCCCACACCAGGTGTAGTTCCCCGCTGTGGAGGTTCGTACTCAACGCGGACATCGAGGAGTAGTCGGCCGGGAAGGCGTCGGCCTTGATCGGGTCCTTCCAGTCCAAGCCCATCCCCTTGATGTTGGAGTTCAGGTTGTTGCTGAACGCAGCCGGCAGGTTGAACCAGTTCCCCTGTCCCTTGGCCAGCTGCCCGAGCTTGGTGATCTCGGTCTTCCCTAGCGAGCCACCGGGCGCAGGCAGCCCACTCACGGTGCCGATCGCAGTCCAGAACAGGTAGACGTTGGCGTTGGCCGAGCCGTTGTCGTTCTCGCGCCTGATGTAGATCTGGGCGCTCTTGATGGTGACCGTGCCCGACTTGCCGATCGAGTCGGTGATCTGGTTGCCATACAGCCACAGCCCCACCGAGCGCGGGGACTTCTGCTGGACCAGGTTCCCGCTCTGCCAGCCTGCCGACACCCATGACCCAGAGCTGTTCGGCTGGATCCGCACCTCCTTGGTGACCACGTTCGGCACGTCCACAGAGTTCTTCGGAACGTGGATCGAGGCCGCGGTGCCCGCGCTCCAGTTCCCCGCGTCGTCCAGGGCCCAGCCGGTGAAGTGGTAGGTCTGGTCGCCTTGGATGATGCTGCCCGCCGAGGCGTTGCGTGGCCACTGCTTGAAGATCTCCACCGAGGTGTCGTTGTGTCCGCCGTAGTCGTTGTAGCGCCACTCACTCCAGGGCTCGTTCGGGTAGGTGGAGTCCGCAGCCGAGGTGTAGGTGCCACCGAACTGGGTGGTTGGTGGCTTCCCCGCGTAGTCGGTGAGCACGCGCGTGAGGCGCGCGTCCGGGTCGTTGGCCGCTCCTGGCAGCCTGACTCCCACCTTGATCCAGCGCGAGACCAGCGTCTTCACACCCTTGATCGTGTTGAAGTCCTCGGTGATCGCCAGCGAGATCAGCGGTGGCGAGGGCGGAGTGACGTCGAACTCGTAGGCCCGGACCCAGGCTCCGGCCTGCTTGACGTACGCCTCGGTCACCGCAGTCCAGACCCCGTTCCGCAGCACGTAGGGCCGCTGGCACAGAGTCCAGACATCGTTGACCTTCTGGTAGAGGGCCACGGGCTACACCTTGAAGAAGACGTCGCCGTTGGCTCCAGAGGAGTTGGCCGGTACCGAGGACCCCGAGGTGATCGCGGGCTGGGCCGGCGGGAACGGCTGCCAGGCTGCTCCGTCGTAGTACCAGACCTTGTTGGCGTCCTGGGTGAAGGCGAACATCCCCTCCTGGACCCCAGCTGCGGCGGTCGCCGAGTCGCGCGCGGCAGTGGTGGCGTAGACCCCCATCACCCGCTTCTCGATCTGCTTGGCGAGCTGGGTGATGTCATCAACCACATCCGGGTCGTCCGTGCTGATCGGCACCCGGAAGGCTTGTGCGGGGGTAGTTCCTGGCATGTCTGCCTCCTCTACTCAGATGGTCTCATCCTCGTCACGTCTTGATGATGAAGTTGACGGTCAGGAACGGGGGCCGGTTCTCGTTGGATGTGTTGCCGCTACCAGTGCTTCCGGTGTTCTGCATCTGCGAGGACGCCGTGCGCCCGCTGATGGCGTGGGTGTGACCGCCGGAGTTGGTCGGGTTGTACGGGCCGGTCGCGCCCGTGTTGGCGATCGTCCCGTTGGTCTTCTGCAGAGAAGACGTGGAAGAGCCGGTCGTGTTGCCGATGTCGATGGGGTGGACGTGCACGGCACCGGCGTCGTTGTTGGCGTTCAGGGCACCGGTCGAGGAGTTCGGAAACCCCGGGGAGGAGGTCGCGTTGTGGTAGTGGTCCCCGATGTCGTGGGTGTGACCAGGCATACCAGCCTGGCCACCCGTAGCGTTGAGCGCGTTCAGCGGTCCAACACCTTGTGCGAACTTGTCTCGCATGTCCGGAACGTTCGCGCCGACCACAGCTGCCAGCGCGGGGTAGCTCGCCGTAGATCCACCATCACAGAGGATCCAGCCAGCCGGCGGGGTGGCGGTCGGCCACATCATCATGCAGCCGGTCGGCACGAACCGTGAGTCGTTCCCTGGTGCTGCCTGGGTGGATCCGGTGCCCAGCGAGCGCAGCCCCTCGACACCAGCCGCTGGCGACTTCAGCGAGGCGTTGATGTCAGCTGCCACGATCTCGCCATCGTTGATCATGTTCGAGGTGACTCCACCGACCCCGATCGAGAGCGTGCTCCCGGTCAGCGCCAGTCCGGATCCCACGACCAGCTCAGTGGCCCTGGGGGCGTACGAGGTCGGGACCTCACCGAGCTCGGCCTGCCAGGCACCGACGATGTAGTACAGCCCGACTGCGGGGTTGGCCTCACTGCCGGACCGCAGTGTGAAGGTGCCACTGGCAGCGGTGATGAACGAGACCGACAGCCGAGTCCAGGTGTCTTTGACCGTGGTAGTAGCACTCGGGTTGGTGGTGATCCCAGCGCCGGTGGTGATGATGGCGACCTGCGCAGTGCCACTCGCAGTCGGGTTGTAGACCCACATCGTGAACGTGTAGGCGGTGTTCGGAGCGAACCGGTTCCCAGCTGCGACCGTCTCGCTGACCACTGCGTAGCTGCCGATCCCGAAGGCGTTGCTGGCGTTGGACGAGGTGACCCGCATCGCGCGCCCGTTGCGCCAGGTGGTGGTGGTCTCCTGGGTGATCGCAGCACTGCCGAAGTTGCTGGCCGCTAGCCCTGTGGTCTCGATGAAGTTGGAGTTGACCAGCAGGTTCCCGCCACCCATCAGCGGGAGCTGCGCCGGCGGTACTCGGGTAGTGGCGTCCAGAGTGGCCAGGCCGCTGGCTGCTCCAGCTCCCAGATCGGTCTTCGCCGTGGCCGTCGACACCCAGTCAGGAGCGCCCGAGGTTCCAGCCGCTCTCAGGTAGGTGGTGACCTGCGGGTTGTTGCCCAGCCGGTTCACGCCCATGATCCCGGCACTGATCTGGTTGGCGTTCAGCAGAACCGCGTCTGCCTGCCCAGAGCCGTGGCTGGCCGCGTGCGCGGTCGGAGTCCGGGCGTCAGTGAACCTGGTGTCGTTGCCGAGCGGGACCGTAGTCGAGGTCTGTCCGGTGGGGATCTGAGCGATCGGGACCTTGGAGCTGCCGTCCAGGGAGGCGACACCGCTGGCCGAGCCCACCGCCGAGGTGTTCACCTTGGTCGTCAGGGCAGGCACCGTGGGGTTCGGGTAGGTCCCACCCAGGTCTCCACCTGCAGCCCCGTTCGGAGGCAGCGCAGCAGGAGTGGGGATGGTGACCACGGCCTCGCCAGCCACTCCAGCAGTCGCAGTGACGCCGGTGCCCTTGAAAGACATCTGGGTGGCGTTGGAGACCACCAGCGTGGTCTCGTCCACCACGTTCACAGAACCCGCTGAGGAGCCTCCTGGCGGGCCCTGAGCACCGGTAGGACCAGCGGGGCCGGTGATGTTGGTGCGCAGCGTCCAGGCGCTCGCTCCCGTCTTCTCGTAGACATCCCCGTTGGTCTGGTTCAGGTACCAGTCCCCGACCGCTCCCGTGGCTCCAGACGGAGCTCCAGCACCACCCCACCAGCCCTCGGCCTGACCCGTGGCACCGGTGTTGCCGATGGGTCCCTGGATGCCCTGGCTACCGGTCGCTCCCGTGGTGCCCTGTGGGCCCTTGATGTTCCCGCGCAGGGTCCAGGTCGAGGCCCCGGTCTTCTCGTAGATGTCGCCGGCAGTGGTGTCCAGGTCCCAGTCGTTGACTGCCCCGGTCGCGCCCGAGGGAGCGCCGGCACCCGAGAACCACTTCTCACCAGCCGTGCCCTGAGCACCGGTGTTACCAGTCGGACCCTGGATGCCCTGAGCTCCAGTCGCACCCTGTGGCCCCTGAGCTCCAGTAGCACCCTGTGGTCCGGTGTTACCGATCGGTCCCTGGCCACCAGTGGCTCCAGTCGGACCAGTAGCTCCGGTCGCGCCCTGAGATCCGGTAGCTCCGGTGTCGCCCTTGTCGCCCTTCGGTCCGGGTGGGCCGACCAGCTTGACGATCACCATCCTGGTGTGGACCGTGCTGAGGGTGATCGTGCCACTGTTGACCTGCGAGGCCTGAGCCTTGAACGTGTGGTTGCCCGCGGCCATCCCGCTGATCACCCAGCTCTGGTGCACCGTGGCACGAAGGTTGGCCGTGCTACCGCTGTTGAAGGTCGCTACCGCAACCTGGGCCGTGCCGTCGACCACCAGCTTCCCTGACATCACCGAGTTGTCGCCTGCTCCCGCAGTACGCGCGTCGAACGCGGCTACCACCAGGAACCGATCCGAGGGCCCTCCCACGGATACCGACGTGGACATCCCGGGGATGTCGGTGTCGGTATTGGTCAGCGTCAGGCCCGCTGTGGCAGCGAGGGTGTAGGTATCCAGCGTGGTCGCACCACCGCTGCCGATCCCGGTCCAGTTCCCGTTGGTGTCCCAGTACGCCGATCCCAGCCGTCCTGAGCCATCCCCGTTCAGCTGGATGAGCGGGCCTACGCCGTCGAAGGCGTAGCTGGTCAGCTGCGCCGGGTTCGCGCCCGGGAAGCTGGAGTAGTTCGCGTCGGGCTTCCCGTCCAGGCCGAACGCCGGCGCGGCTCCGGTGGGGTCAGCAGTGATCGTGACGCTGGACGGAGTTGATGCAGCACCGATCAGCCCGATCTGCTTCATCCCCGAACCGCCCGTGAGAGCGGTGGCGCTGCGCTGGTAGTACAAACCCCACTGGTTCGGAGAGGCGGTCGCCCCCGTGTCCCCGGTCTCGGGCATCGTGATCATCAGCTTGGCCCGTCGCGCCTGGCTGATGCTGGCCAGTGCGCCAACCGGAGTCTCGTAGTCCGGAGCGGGCCTGGTGGCGATGGCCGAGGCCCCGACGTAGATGGTCGAGTTGGACTGGGGCCAGTTCCAGTTCGTGTAGAAGGTGATCTTCCCGGTCGCGTCCACCGAGACGAACTGGGAGCCGTTGTGGCAGAACCCGCGAGCAGCAGCCGGCTTGGACCACTGCTCGTAGGCACCATCGGTGTTCTTCTGCACCCACGAGGTGTCGAAGATGTAGTTCTGCAGGTAGGTGTCGGCGTCGATGACGTACCGGTTCGCCCCACCGACCTGGGTGCCGTAGACCAGCCCGTGCAGCCGCTGGGACAGGCCTCCACCAGCAGCGCTCTGCGTAGTGCTGTCCGAGACTGCTGTGCCCCACAGTCCGCCCGACCCGACCACACCGTGGAACCGACGTACGTGCAGCGTGCCGTTCGCGCCGCCGTTGGACTGGAACATGATGTAGCGGCTGGCAGCAGCGTCGTACGCGAGCCCGGGCGGACGGGTGGCCGAGTCCAGGATCCAGCTGGCCGGGATGAAGTTGATGATGCTGGTCCCGGTCGGGGTGTAGCCGAACAGGAAGTACCCGGTGCCCTGCTGGAACAGGGTCACCAGGTCCCCGCCCACCGGGTCGTAGCAGACGAAGCAGTTGGTCCGCCCGTTCCAGTCGTCGAGCCAGGGTCGACCGGTGCCCGGGTTGGCCTTGACCGTGCCATTGGCGTTGAACCGCCAGATCCGGAACCCGGCGGACTTCTGCTGGATCACCGCCCAGTAGCCGCCGTAGGCAGTGATCCAGGCGATCGAGGTGATCTGGGAGGGATCGAGCGCGAAGGTGCCCAGGTTGTAGTCGGTCGCTGGGCTGTGCGGCGGGTAGGCGTTGGTCCGGTCCAGCTGCACCGTGTCGTAGACCGCAGCCAGGGTCGGCTGCGCGGTCGGAGCCGTGACCCCAGCGGCCAGCGTCAGCTCGGCCTCGGTGGCGATCTGGTTGTTGGTGCCGTGCATGGTGAAGTTGTTCTGCACGTCCGCCGACAGCATGTCGAAGTGCGCCTGCTTGACGAAAGCGTCCTGAGACGGGTCCAGTGGGAAGCCGGTGATCTGGGTGTTGGTCTGGTCGTAGACGAACAGCCCCAGCGGGCTGAGCTCTACCCGTGCGCCCGAGATCGTGCCATCCGGGTTCAGCGCGCCGGTACTGATCGTGGACCCCAAGAAGACCTGGCCACTGAACAGGTCTCCGGTCAGCGTGCCACCCACGATGTGCTCCGCCAGCACCGAGCCCACCGTGATGTCCTCGCCGGTGATCGGCTGCATCGTGCCAGTTACCTGCGCACCCGCGCCCGCGGAGCAGGGGCCGTCAGAGTCTCGGGACAGGATCTTGAAGTAGTACGGCTGGCCGTAGTTGAACGCGGTGGGCAGTCCAGTGGCCTGGTCGACCGGGATCAGGTTGCGCACCGTGACCGAGAACCCTGTGGTAGTGGTGTAGCGCGTGGTGCTGGTAGGGCCAGGAGTGGTGTCTGGGGTGAACCCAGAGGTGTCGCTGACGTGCACCTCGTAGGCCACCGGGTCGTGGTTGGTGATCGCCGGCCAGCGCAGGAAGAACGCACCGATCCCAGCGATCACCTCGGGTGTGGGCGAGCTGGTGGGCGGCAGGTTGTCGGTGGCGACAGCGGCGTACGAAGAGACCTTGGTGACCACCGAGTAGCTGTAGTGCGCGTCGGAGTAAGTGGACTTGTCGGTGCGGTACAGCTCGGTGCCCACCGTGTAGGCCGGTTCGAGAGTGGCCCAGGGCGCAGGCGGAGTCGCCTGGTTGGTGGGCTGGGTGGGAGCTGCTGCTCCGTAGGTGACCGTGGCGAAGTACGGGGTCATCGCGGTGACGCTGACTCCGGGCGAGCCAGTGCCGCCAGTCGGACCAGTGGGGCCAGTACTTCCGGTGTTGCCAGTAGCGCCAGTGAAGCTGACCGTCCAGGCGAACTGCTTGTTGAAGGTGATCCCATCCACCGTGATCGGGATGACCAGAGTGCCGGCCAGGGTCAACGAGGTGGTGACGGTGATCGTGATCCCCGCAGTGGTGGTCCCGTTGTTGGTGATCGCCGTGGTCAGCCCAGGCTGCTGACCAGTGATCGTGCCGATCGTGGCAGCGACGCGGGTCGCGCCCTTGTAGGCCAGCACGCTGCTGGTGGTGCTGCCAGCGATGGCTGCGGTGACCGTGCCCGGGAAGACCGCCGCCTCGTTGGTCAGCAGCACCGTGTAGGCGTCGGCACCAGGTGAACCCGTGCCACCTGTGCTGCCCGGGTTGCCCGTGGCTCCAGTCGCACCGTTGTAGACCTTGGCCACCGTGAGCGTGTCCGCGATCGTGCCGTTCCCCATCCGGACCGCGATCGTGTTGGCGGTCATCGTGGCACCGGTGATGGTGACCACGTTCCCGGCCCGCGACACGCCCGCAGGCAGTGAGGTAGAGAAGGCCCCGCTGTCCACGCTGTAGTCCCAGACCGAGATCGTGGTGTTCACCGCAGTGCCAGTGACCGTGGCAGTCGCCGGCGTGGTCGCACCTCCGCCCGAGGGAGAGGTGAGGATCTGAGTGGTGGAGGTGAGCGTGATGGTGGCCGCGTTCGCCCCAGGCGGACCCTGGATCAGGCTCCACTCGTACAGCGCGGGGTTGGTGGACTCGGTGGGCGTGGTCTTGTTGTAGGCGATGCCCATGTAGGTCATGCCAGTCGGATCGTCGTTGATCCCAGCGCCCGTGGAGCTGGTGCCGTACTTGATCCAGGTGTAGGTCGGCTGACCGTCAGCACCAGTTGGTCCAGGCACACCCTGCGGTCCCACGATCAGCGACCACTGGTAGTCGGAGTAGACGTTGGACTCGGTGGGGTTGGGTTGGTTGTAGGACAGGCCGAGGTAGGTCTTCCCGGTCGGGCTGTCGCTCATCCCAGTGGTCGGCGTGTCCGCGTACTTGGTCCAGGTGTAGAGCGGCTGGCCGTTCGGTCCGGTAGGACCTGGGATGCCCTGCGGCCCAGCTGATCCCTGCGGGCCGGTCGCTCCCGTGTTGCCCGTCATCAGGGCCGGGTTGGTGGTGGTGCTCGTACCGTCGATGCGGGTGCTGGTGGTGCGCACCCAGATGAACGTCCCAGGCGCGCGAGTAGGCGTGGACGTGGACCAGCCAGTGGTGGGAGCCACCGTCTCACTGGAGCTGACCGAGTACTCCGTGACCGTGCCGGCCACAGCTCCCGCCACCGCCACGTTCCAGGAGCTGCCATCCCAGACGTAGAGCTTGTAGTTGTCGTCGGAGTCGTACCAGGTGTCCCCGACCGACTGCGCTACCGGCTGAGTGGCACCGATGAAGGTGAGCTGACCAGCCACTCCACCCGCGACATCGGTCCAGGCCTCAGCCTCACCGTCGTAGACCTGCAGGATCTTCTCGTCCGAGCGGAAGATGAGCTGACCGGGCCAGGCAGCCTCCGGGATCTCTGTCCCGGAGAACATCCGGACGTAGGTGGACTCGACCGGAGTGCGCTGGCCCAGACGCGGAGACTGCGCCTGGTCGAACGTCATGCGCTGATGCTAGTGGGGAAGCAGCAGGGCGTACGAGGTGAACCCGGCGTTCGCCGTGCCCGCAGGACCAGTCGGACCAGCAGCGCCAGTCGCGCCGATCGGTCCCTGAGGTCCAACAGGCCCCTGTGGTCCCGGTGGCCCAGACCCAACACGGGTCACCGAGACCGAGCCCATGGAGATGCCCGTGGCCACGGCGGAGAGTGCGTGCACATTGACCACTTCCCCACCAGCAGCTCGGAACGGCATCGCCAGGTCCACGTAGAAGATCCCGGTGTCAGCCATCACCGACTTCCGGGCGATGGTCGAGCCGCCGGTCTGGAACCACACCTCGCGCTTGGTGGCCGTGGCTGCGTCGAAGCGCACCCAGGTCGACAGCAGGTAGTCCCCAGCAGCGGTCAGGGTGATGTTGGAGGTGGAGGTGAAAGCGGACAGGTCGTCGTAGCTCACCGAGCCGAAGGCCAGCACCGTGTCCGCGCCTGCAGACAGTGGGTTGTTCGACGACACCGAGCTCATCCCCTGGAGCTGCAGGATCTGTCCCTGCGGACCAGGGTCACCGATCGGACCAGCCGGACCATCAGGCCCCTGAGGACCGGCCACACCACGCGGGCCCTGAGGTCCGATTCCCTGGATGACTCCAGTGCGGACCTGGATCGACCCGCCGTTGACCAGCCGTACGACGTTCGCCATCAGAAGGCCTTCCTCACGCGCTTGTTCCCGTTGAACTCCCAGTTCGACCCGGTGCGACCACCGTAGGCCGGATACTGCCGCTCCAGCGGTGCGAAGGCCCGAGAACGCATGGGAGAGATCTTGTGCTGGCCAGTCTCATCGTTGCGGTGGCTGCGCTCAGTCAGGTTCCGGAACTTCCGCGTCCCACGCTGGTAGTAGTCGTTTCTCGCGTTCGAGCGAGGAGTCTTGGGGGCCTTCAAGCGCGCCTTGGTGGCCGCGTTGGCCGTCTTCCTGGCTACGTCTCCACCCCATCCCTTGCTCACCTCACCGTGGTCGATACCCCAGGCGCTCTCCATCACGGACTCCCTAGCTGAGTGACGCGCTGGTTCACCGTGACCGAACCGTAGATGATCCGCTGGACCTGGTTCCCGGCGTACTCGTTGCCATCGTTCACGGTCACGAACAGGTCGTACTTGTAGACCCCTGGGATCAGGGCTGCGGTCACACTGTCCTCGATGTGCAGCTGCAGGAGCCCGATCTCCGAGCTCAGCCCGATGTCCGGGATCGTGCCATCAGGCACTACGTCGTCCGGAGTGGACAGTGAGAGCTGGGTCGCGCCAGTGGTGTTCTTGATGTCCAGCCGGCACGGAGCGATCACGTTGTAGGGCTGGTCGAAGTCATCGGTGTAGACGACCGTGCCCGTCCAGTCCTCGCCCTGGTCGATCTCGATCGGGACGTTGGCAGCGCTCATGTCTTCAGTCTCCTGGCCTCGGCTAGTCGCTGTTGGTGGCCCTCAGAGCCGCGATGTAGTCCTCTTCCTTGTCCCCCATCACCAGGACCAGGTTCTTCTGAACGACCGGATCGACCTGCTCCAGACCAGCCACTTTGTGCGCAGCCATGATGATCCGGACCGCGGAGTCCACGGACTTGGGATCGCCCATCATCGCCGAGGGCCAGACTGCGGCCTTCAGTTGAGAGAGTGCGATCAGCTCCTGGGCGAGCAGGTACTTCCGGTCCTCACCAGTGAGTCGGTCGGCGTCCTGCTTGAACCGCGTGCTGAGCATCTGGTCGATGATGTCGACCGTGGTGTTGAAGTGCTCAGCGATCTCAGATGGCAGCTTCCCCGCGATCTGCATCTGGTAGGCCTCGCGCGCCTTGTCCTCGATCTCCTTGGCCAAGCCGGCTGACCGAGCTCGTGGGCGTCGCTTCGCCGATTCGATAGGTGTGACCTCGTCCATTACGGAACTCCTCCACCACGTCTTGGACCGTGGTCTCGCCATTGTCCATCATCTTGAAGATCCGGCGACGCACTCGGCCTGAGGTGCCTGCCCAGACTCCGTACTCCTCGCGCGTGGACAACGCCCACGTCAGGCACTCTGTGAAGACTGGGCAGACGTCGCAGAGCTTAGTTGCAGCTCGCACCTGTCGGATCGACATGGTGGGCTGCTCTTCCTCATCCCCGAAGTAGTACGAGACCCCTACGCCGGCGCAGTGTGCTTGCAGCTGCCACTCGGGGTAGAGGTCGGAGATGTTGTAGCTGACCCATCGCTCGGAGTCTTCGTCGGGCATCCGCTGCCCGGTCTCATCGAGCCAGTCATCCAGAGACCAGGCGGAGCCCGGAGGCCCGTTCTCTGATCTGGAGTCCGTAGAGGGAGATGCTGCAGGCGTCGTAGAGGTCCTGGTTGCTCCCACAGAGCGCAGCATAGTCAGGGTGAGTGACATGGATGTAGTCCCTCACCGCATCTTTCGAGGCATGACCATCCCCGAGCACCTGCGACTTCCAGGTGGCGACGTTCACCAGACGAACGTCAGCATGCAGGGCCAGGGCAGCCATCACAGCTCCCCTGACCTCTGTCAGCTGGATCGAGTACTTGCGGTTGTTCCCGATCAGGGTGTCCTCGATCCACACCTGATCTACCTGATGGAGGCCGGCCATGTCATGCACGAACGAGCTCAGCTCACACAGCTGCAGCGCGCGGGAGCCCACGCTGCTCTCCAGAATCTGAGCATCAGGTCGGCCCCCAGGCACGAAGCAGGCGACCTTGTGGATGCCCAGGTCGACCCCCATCAGGGTCATGCGATCAGCTCAACGGGTTGATCTCGGGCTGGTCACCGGGCAGCGAGTTGTCCGGGTGCGGAGCGTTCGGGTCCGCGGGCACCTCGACCGGGGGCGGCTCTGCCGGAGGCGTCTCGGTGTCCACCGGCGTGCTCGGGTCAGTCCCGAGCGCGTTGAGGCGGTCCACCTCGGTGCGGATGTTGGCCACCGCAGCCTCTGCATCCGCAGCTGCCTGCGCTGCGTCTGCGTCGTCTGCCTGAGCCGCAGCGAGTGCGTCCTCCAGGGCGGCGATCTCCGGGAGCAGGCGCTGGGCCACCCCGTCGACAGCGTTCTTCAGGTCATCTACGGATGCGCTGAGATCCGACATCTTGTTCTCCATCGTGGTGAGTTTGGGTAGGACGACGTACAGCAGCAGCTGTCGGTCGGTGAGCTCATCCAGCGGGATCGAGACCTTCTTGGCTGCCATGGGTGAACCCTAGCGCCGGCGACGGCTGTTGAAGAACCCCGCCAGGACCAACACCAGGACAACGATCACCAGGATCCAGAGGATGCTCATCCGAGCACGAACACCTTCTCGCAGTTCCGGAAGATGTCGTTGTTGGACCCGAAGCACAGATCCTTGCCCCGGCCACCGTTGAGCACGTCACGCCCAGGGCCACCGCGCAGGACGTCGTTGCCCAGGCCACCGTTGAGGCGGTCGTTCCCGCGACGTCCGATCAGACGGTCGTTGCCCGCGCGCCCGTAGATGGCGTCGTTGCAGCGGGTGCCGAACAGCACATCGTTGTGGACCGAGCCCACGATCAGCTTGTGGCAGGTCGGAGCAGGAGTCGGGGTGGGCGGAGGAGGCGGAGGTCCAGGACAGAACGGAGGATGTCCGTGTCCGTGGTGGTCACACGGGTCCGCGTGAGCAGCAGTGGAGGAGCCGAGCGTGGTCAGCCCCATGGCAGCGAGTACGGCGACGACGGCCGCGAGCTTTCTGATCATGTGCGGACCGTACCCCTATCTGACCCTGGTGCGCAGAGGAAGGGCCAGCAGGATGATGATCACGATGAGTGAGATCACCACGATCCAGTGGAATGCATCGTTGCTCATGGTTCACCTCCGTCCCGAGCTCCCGGAGGAGGGCCCGTCTCTCGGGTAACGAGCCCTCCCGTTCCGGGGGGCTACTTCACAGTCACCGTACGCCGTGAGGCGGAGGAGAAGTAGGTGCCGCTCGGGTCGTGCGTGACGAACACGGCGTGGTCAGCCACAGCCGTTCCGGCCTGCCAGTTGTACCCACCAGTCGGACGACGCACGGCCACGGTCACCGACTCCGGGTCACCGGTGCACTCGAAGCCACCGATGTTGGTCTGAGCTCCAGTGGCCTGCTGCACCGTGCCGGCAGGCGTGACCTGGGTGAGCCGCACCGACAGCGCAGCCGAGTCGGTGTCATCCGAGCACTCCACGGTGATCTTCACGTAGGCGATCCGGTGCGTGGCGGAGCGAGTGACGGTCTTGTGGATGAAGTCGGAGTTGCTGTCGGCATGGGCCGGAATGGCGAACGCTCCGACTGCAGCGATACTCGCTACCGATGCCAGAGCAGACTTGATGGGCAAGTTCATGGGTTTCTCCCCCGTGCGTGTACGAGGGCATCTCCCCCGCAGTTGACCCATCAGGGGTACCACGTCATTCGGCGTGTCGGCCATAGTCCGCAGACACCATCTTCAGGTTTCTTTCAGGGACCGAACACCCAGTTGAACAGCAGATAGCAGAACACGATCGCAGTCACTACACCGCCTCCAGCAGCGAGGATGACCAACTGCCAGTCCTTCATGAGACCTCCCAGTTACGCAGATCGCGCAGTCTGTAGCCCAGCAGCAGCTTGTCCACCTTCACCAGACGCTCTTGCAGCACTTCCCGCTCCTCCATCAGCTTGCGCGCCTTGCTGGCCAGCATCAGAGAGATGTCATCGCCCTCCATCCCGAAAGCCAGGTCATCTAGAGACACACGCAGGATGTCTGCCAGCGAGTAGGCCTCGTAGACCCGCAGGTGCCGAGTGCCTGCCTCGGTCATGTACACCTGAGCGTGCTGCCAGTGGGAGTGACCTGCGTTCCGCATGTGCCGACCCAGCAGGTCCCCAGACCAGCCCAGCTCCTGACGGAGTCGGAACGCCCGATCTCCCATCGTGACGCTGGTGATGACCTTGGCCATCTCACAGCACCTCGCCGCCGGCGTCTCCAGTCGCAGCTGGGGTCGGGTAGATCTCATCGGTCATGTAGTCCCCGAAGCCCCACCACGCATCACCGTGCTTGATGTCACCTGAGGCTGGGGCAGTGATCGGGTTCTCGGCCTTGTCCGCGAACGTGAACCGCTCCTGGTACGGGCGATGGTCCGAGCTGCTCACCCGTGCCATCAGGTTGGGTGGCGTGTCGACCTTCAGGCCCTGGTACAGACTCCCGTCGATGATCCGGTCGCCCTTGCTCACCCCAGGCGCTCCCAGAGGCGCTACAGGCCCGCCGTGCATGCTTCCACCAGAGGTCGGGAACGCCTGCCAGGCCAGGTGCCAGCTCGGTCCCCAGTGATCCATGATCGTGCTCCTGACCCAGTTCTCCTTCAGGTTCAGGTTCCAGTCAGCTACCAGCAGGGCTGCGTCCACGTGCTGCTTGCGCACTTGGTCGTTCACGTGGTTCGACCAGCCACCCAGCGCATCCAGGTAGGTGGCCTTGCGGGCCTTCCACTTCTCCAGATCGGTGCGCCAGCCGTTCTGCCCCTCGATGTGGGCTGGGAAGTGGGCCACGCTCACCAGCAGCTTGTGGCCGGTGTCCACACGCTTCAGTACTGCAGTGACTGAGTAGATGTAGGTGACTCGCTTGGAGTACGCGCGCATGTAGGTGTGCTTGCTCAGCTTCCTGACCGCACCGTGCAGCTGCTTCCACTTCGTGGTGTCCCAGCCGATCGCACCATCCGCGGCGTACGGGCCCAGCTTGCAGGCGTAGTAGCCCCAGCCCTGAGCCCGCAGCTGTGAGGCCCGATGGTCGTCCTCCACCTCGGTGAGGGTGATCAGAGAGCTCTTGGTCTGCCAGTCGGTGATGTCAGCATCCAGAGAGGCAGCTGAGCGGTCGAACCTGGAGCTGCAGTGGATGTGGTGGAAGCTCGGCAGGTTGGCCATGTGCTCAGGTTATCCGCTGGGGTTGACCACGAACTTGCGCTTCGCCGTGGGCTTCTCAGACGGCTGTTGGACCTTGTCCCTCTCGAAGAGCCCGTACTTGGCCATCCTCGTGAACCACTCGTTCCGAGAGATCCCTCGCTCCTTGGCCCTGATGTCGATCAGGGTCACGTACTCCTCAGGTAGCCGCACGATGATGGCCTTCTTGGTGATATCACTCATGGTGATATCAAACCACAGGTGATATCACTCGTGGTGATATCACTCAGGGATGGTGCTCGCAGCTCCACACCACAGTGAAGTCCCTGGTGCACCAGCGCTTCTGCGTGAGTCGCATCGGGTCTTCCTTGTGCGCTCTGGTGAAGTCCAGCACCACCTTGGTGCCCATGCCCAGTGAGGTCCGGTAGCGCCATTCCCCAGGTGCGACCTTGACCCCGGTCGCCTCGGTGATGTGATGCACGCGGTAGCGCGTCATCCCCAGGTCGAGCTGCCTGAACTCGTGTGGGCTGACTGAGCCCGTCATGGCCATCACCAGGGCCACCAGCCAGGTCACTTCACAGGTCCTACCTCGAACCCACCCTCACACAGCCAGTGGTCGGTGTTCAGGAAGAACTCCTTGTCATCCAGCACCCGCCAGTACTTGCCCTTGACCCGACCGTCGTGGTCGTAGGAGGCGATCACGTCGATCGCACCATGCCCAGTGCTCTGCCAGTCCTTCAGCTCATCAGCCAGCGAGGTCATCGGCTGACCGCGGAACGTGTCGCCATCGCGGTCCTGGATGTTCTGGTCCCCACCGTAGAAGCAGATCTTGGAGCCGGCACCGTGCTTCTTGGCCCAGTCCCCGATCGTCTTGGCCGCCTTGATGTTGGCCTTGTAGTACTCGTCAGAGGGCTTCTGGCCATGAGTCATGTAGTGGCTGCAGCCCACACTGATCGTGCCCAGCTCCTTGTTCGCGAACTGGACCCAGACCAGCCCACGCTCGCTGAACTTCTGACTCCCCGCGCTGCTCGGGAGGGTGGCGATCCAGCCGTCATCCCAGGAGCCACGAGTGATCAGCTCTCGGTTCACCGCGATCCAGACATCTGAGTGCACCACGAACTTGTAGTTGTGGGCTCGTGCCTCATCCTGGAGTGCCTTCCTCAGGTCGGCACTGGCTCCCATCCCCGCCTCGGTGCCCGTGATCCAGCCCACCTTCCGGGTCTTGGCGCGGTCGAAGATCTTCTTCGCATCGGCCTTCTTCTGGGCCGTGTTGTCCGAGAACTGCATGGAGCAGTGCATGACATGCACAGTGCTCATCAAGACGCCTTCCGGTTGGTATGGACTTCTACAACGGTAGAGAGATCGCGGACCAAGTAGGGGTGACGCTTCCAGTACAGGCGTACCGCAGCCTCACTCACTCCCAGGGCTCGTGCGATCTGGGAGTTGTTCCAGCCCTCTGCCCGCGCCTTCATCAGGGCTGCCTCGTAGCGCTCCTTGGCCACCAGACGTGCTCTGTTCGCCGCGTGGAGGTCGTCTCGCGTCTCATCCCGCGAGTCCTCGTTCCGCTCTAGGACCTGTGCACTCATGCCTGACTCCTCAGAACATCACTGTGTAGATCTTGACAGTTCTTCCATGTCCCCGTGGGATCACGCTCTGGGTGTACCTACCCGTGAACTTGATCTCTCCGCTCCCCGTCAGTACCCGGATGATCGGGCCCATCGCTCTGGGCTCATGTGGGGCTTCCACTCCCCGCTTCTCCAGGTCGATCCAGATGTCATCGGTGGTGAAGCTCTCCATCCGCCTCATCACCCGATCTGCTGCCTTGAACGCCTCTACCCGCCACCACTGCTGAGTATGGTCTTCAACACTGTGGATGGCACGCTCCCGCGCCCTGAGCACAGGACAGTACGAGCAACGTCCGTTCCGCCACTCCCCGCAGCAGTAGGTCGGGATGATCATGAGTCACCGTTGCCGGCGTCGTACCGCTGCTCACTGAGCAGTCGTTCCTGGGTGAGTCTCCTACTCCCGAGATCCGCCATCATCTTGGCCATCTCCATGAAGCTGCGCAGCTGACCAGTGCGGAACCGGTAGTACGGGCTGCCCCTGATCACTCGTCTGTTCTGCTCCTCCCAGTGGATCAGCATGTCGATCTCCTTAGCCCGCGCGTAGTAGACCGCGGCGACCTCCATCAGATCGAGATAGAACCCGTCCAGCTGCAGGGGCGGGTCAGCTCTCCCCAGGATGACGTTGGCGTAGCCCAGCAGCTCGTCCTGGAGCTCTTCGATGTCCGGCAGGCCCTCGATGGTCTCCACATCGGTGAGGCGGTGGCTGAACCTACGGTCCGGAGCTCTGACCTCCGGGATCACCTTCATCGACTCTCCCCCGCCTTCACCCTGGTGTCGGCGTAGTCACCCACGAACCAGACCCGGTACGGGTCCTCGCCGTTGCCGTGATGAGGCGCGAAGACCCTGATCCCGTCCACCATGAAGTACTCGCCGGCCTCGTGCGCCTCCACCTGCCGGATCCGGTCGAACAGCCAGGCGATCCAGTTCACCTCGTTGTAGCTGGCCATCGGCACCAGGAACGAGTGGTTCACCCGGACGGTCCGTTTTGTGTTGTATGAGTCCGGGGTCTCGCTCACGATGTGCAGGGTGAGCCACCTGTCGTCCTCGTTGTCGGTGCCCAGGTAGATCATCCAGTTGGGCTTGTAGCTCAGCCGCTTGACCAGCTCCCGCAGCCCGGGTGGCTCCCAGTCACTCATGTCTGCTCCAGGCACTCTGAGCACAGCTCGTAGCCCTCACACACCAGGTCGTTGCCGCACTCGGTGCAGATGGTTTCACGTGAAACAACGGGTGGGATCAGCCTGTAGGCGTTGAACACCCGACGCGCGGTCACTGGCTCAGTCACCAGCTGTCCGTCGTTGAGCCGGCACCACCTCACGAAGGCCACCAGAGCCTCGTCGGTGATCTTCTTCTCGCTCATGACAGCACCAACATCTGGCAGAACTCGCAGTCATCAGGCTTGGTGATGTCGATCACCAGCTCCTTCGCGTAGACCCGGTGCAGCTCCTCGGGCACCACCTGGAGGTGGTCCCAGCACAACCTGATGTGATCCATCACTTCTCCGCCTCCGCCCAGTCGTAGACGAACAGGCACCGGTCCCGGAACGGGCAGCTGTTGTACTTCCAGCCCTTCTTGTCCATGCAGTCGCTCAGTGGCTCGCTCAGCACCTGTCGCTGCGTGCTCTCCCACATCTTCTCCGCCTTGATCAGCACCTCGGTCATGGGCAGGTCGTCGGGGTCCACCACGATCTCGGTGTACTCCTGGGTGTCCTTGTTCTCGTACAGGAAGACGCCCTTCTCCCGAGCTGAGCAGAGCATGTACGTGGCCATCTGGTAGAGGTGCGGATGCAGTGGTCCGAAGGCAGCGATACGACTGAATCCGTTGGCGTTGATGCTCTTCAGCTCCAGGATGGAACCGTCGTACAACACCCCATCCATCGTACCCATCAGATGGTATGCATCACTGTTGATGGGCACCTCAGCGAAGTCCAGCCAGCCCTCGGTCAGGCCCTCCATCTGCCAGCGCAGGTGCATGAACGAGCCGTTGGCCATCTTCGCCGCGTTCTTCGCGTCTGGCATCAGCTTGGGCATCCCGATGAACACGAACTGCTGGTACCGCTCGCACTCACCCAGTGAGCTCGCGCTGAGGGTGCCCTCACGTTTCCTGTCCACCTTGCCCAGTTGTGACTGAGCGAAGTCGACAGCTCGCTGGCTGTACATCGGGTGGTCACTGCCGGTGATCCACGCCTCGTGCCGCTTGGACAGCACCAGGCCTGGGTCGACGTGCTTGACCGTCTCGGAGAACCTCATCCCGGGTACACCCGCACGTCGTCGCCGAACGGCTCATCCAGGATCTCGATCTCCATCTCCCGACACTCGTTGGTGAACTTCAGGGCGACCACACCGTGCTGGTTGGCCTGGCACTGGAAGATCGCAGCCTTGATGTTGGCGTCCTGCTCCTTCATGTGCTGAGCCATCCGCAGGCCCTCTTCCCACTCCATCAGACTCGCGCGTCCTCTCCGTAGCGCTCCAGCAGGTACTCATCGGGCCCGCAGTACAGCGGCTTCCCATCGCGATGCGTGGTCACCGACCCTCTGATCAGCAGGCCACGTCCGAAGGCGTTGCCCTCGTCGTGAGCCATGTTGTGGTGCTCACGGCACAGGTAGATCTGGTGGTAGGTCTCACCAGCGATGTCCAGGAGCACCCCACCCCGTGCTCTGGTCAGCTTGTGGTGGAGATCGGCGTTCTCCGCGCCACAGGGCACGAACATCACGCGGTAGTGCGGGTGTCCGCCACTCTGCTGGCTCACCAGTGCTTCACATCTGTGCATCGTGGATCTTCCTCACGTTGGTCAGTACGGTCAGGCATCCGGAGGCGTAGAGCTTCCCCAGGACACCAGTGAGTGACTCGGGAGTGCCGTCGTACTCCTTGTGTCCAGAAACGGTCTGGGCGGCGGCTCGCTCGACCAGATCGTCCAGGTCCCGGAAGGGCTGGAGAGCCTCCAGTCGAGCGGCGCTGATCGCCCCAACCCCGTCAATGGACTGGAGTCCGCGACGGATGGCTCCACGCTGCTCATCGACGGTGTAGGAGGCTCCTGAGGTGTTGATCTCGGGGGCGAGGACTCGTACGCCACGTCGCTTCGTGGTTTTGAGGTAGCGGTTCTCCTTCTTGCTGTCTCCCTCGCTCGCGACGCCCAGGAGCGCAGTGTGGTACTGCAGTGGATGACGAGCAGCCAGATACGCCGCGCGGTACGCCGTGATGCCGTAGACAGTCGCATGAGCACGGTTGAAGCCGTACTCGGCGAAGCCGGCGATGGCGTCGTGGAGGAACTTCTGGTCATCAGCGCTCATCCCCTCCTGCTCGCAGCGCTCGTGGATCCACTTCTGGTACGACTCGATCACCACGCCAGCGGATCCGATGTCCTTGTTGCTGGCCTTCACGGCCTTCAGGAACCTGGTCAGGTTGTCCGCGTCCATGCCCAGCCCACGCAGCAGGTCGATCACCTGCTCCTGGTAGAGCATGATCCCGTGCGTGTCCTTGGTGGCCTTCATGATCAGCTCATGCCGCAGCGGCACTGCGCCACCCCACTTGCGCTCGATGAACGCACGAGTGGCACCGGTGTTCATGGTGGCCGGACGGAACAGTGCCATCGCCGCGATCACGTCCTTGATCGAGGTCGGCTTCAGGTCCTTCAGACCCCACTGGGTGCTCCGACCCTCCAGCTGGAACAGCCCATCGGTGTACCCGCTGCGGATCAGGTTGTAGGTGGGCACGTCCTGGTACTCGATGTCACCGATCCGGTTGATGGGCAGGTCCAGCATCCGCATGCAGTGGTCCAGCACGGTGAGCGTCTTGCTCCCGAGCGCGTCGAGCTTCACCAGTCCCAGCGCCTCGATCTGGTCCTTGCTGTACTGGGTGACGAACCCACCCTTGTTGTTGCTGCGTGCCATCCAGGCCATCGGCACCAGACGCTGAAACTCCTCCAGGGTCGAGGTGAGCACGATGCCAGCGGCGTTCGTGCCCATGCCCTTGTACAGATGGCGATCGCTGAGGCGTACTAGCATCGCGCGATCTGCCTCAGGCACCTCGGCCCAGGAGGAGGCCCCGTCATCCTTCTTCCCCGAGGCCGAGTAGTACCTCACCCGTAGGGACCCTCTTTGAGTCTCTCCATCCACGTCCACGGTCTCGTTGAGGGAGTAGGTGGCCCACGACCCGATCTGGTGTGCGGTGAACCGGGTGTTCAGCATCGCGAGCAGATCGTCGCGCCGGTCGTGGGCCACGTCCAGGTCAACATCCGGAGGCTTGGTCCGGTCCTTGCTCAGGAAGCGCTCGAAGCGCAGGTTCCACTTGATCGGGTCGACGTTGCTGATCCCCAGCGTCCAGCACACCAGCGAGCCGGCAGCACTGCCCCTGGTCTGGAACATCACGTCGTTGGTGCGCAGCCAGTCGGTGACCTGACTGACCAGCATCATGTACCCGGCCATCCCGCTGGCCTCGATCACGTTGAACTCTTCGAGCAGCTGGTTGGCGTAGCGAGGTGGCACCTTCTTCGGTGCGAACATCCCCTCCAGAGCAGCCACGCATCGGGCCTGCATGGCCTTCTGCGGATTGTCGACTACCTCCGGGACCGAGTAGGAGTAAGAGTCAAGGACAGGGATCGTGAGTGTGTGGCGACCGAGGAGATCTGCCAGTCCTTCCACTCCTCGCGCAAGGCGACGTTCACTGTGACGGTCGGCGATCCACTGGGCATCACATACGTGAAAGCCGTCCCCTGGGAAAACAGCGTCGTCTGGGTCCGGGCCGAAGGAGACGAGGCGTTTGAGCCCATCGTGGTCGGCACGGTCGCCTTCGTCGAGGTAGTGCGAGTCCTGAGTGATGACCACGGGGAGACCAACTCGGTCAGCCAGTACCACAAGCCCATCAGCCAGCTCATCGTCGTTCGTCCCCTCGTCGTGTGTGATGTTGTGGTTCTGGATCTCCACGTACACCGAGTCGGGAAACCACTCACTCAACGTGTACAGGAACTGTCGAGCCGCATCCTCTCCTTCATGCAGGAGTGTCTGAGCCAGGTAGCCGTAGTAACAGCCGGTGTTTATCGCGAGCCCAGCAGTGCGACCGTCCTCGGCCAGCTGGGCCAGCATCTGGTAGTCCACCAGTGGCTTGTAGTGGTGGTTCAGGTGAGAGCGAGTGCTCAGGTTGACCAGGTTCTCGTAGCCCTCGGTGGTGTACGCCGAGACGCCCATGTGGAACATCGTGGCCTTCTCCCGGCCCTCCTTCTTGCTCGCCCGTACCGCGCGGTACCCAGCGGTGTCGGGGACGAAGTACATCTCTGAGCCGGGGAACGGAGTGATGCCGGCCTTCATGCAGGCCTGGTAGAGCTCCACGCTCGCGGCCATGTTCCCGTGGTCCTGCAGACCCACTGCCCTCTGGCCCATCGCGGCTACCTTCTCCACGATCGCCGGCACCGAGGCCATCGCGTCGTTGACTGAGTACCGGGAGTGGGTGTGCAGGGACCACCACCCAGGGGCGGGCGTAGGTACCACCCGCCACCTGGGAGTCGGGATGATCTTCATCAGCTCTGGAGCTCCATCAGCCAGTCCACGACAGCGTCAGAGGTCGTCAGAGTCGACGGTGGGATCATCTTCATCTCATCGTTGATGAGCTTCACGAGGGCTGTGTGGTCCATGGAGCGAAGGTCCGCCTCGTTGTAGGCCTTCTCCTCCTCAAAAGGGGGCTCCTCCGGCTGTGGCTTCGGGGTCGCAGCGATGGTGGGGCGCTTCGGGGCCTCGGTGGCCTGGCGGTTCGCGGCAGCCTGGCTCGGGTCACCCCAGGCGTCGTCCCAGGCCTGCTGGAGCAGGGCCTCGATGTCCTTCCAGTCCTCCTTGCGCAGGTCGATCGGCGTGACCGTGTTGCCCTCCACGTCGAAGTCCCAGCGGTCGCCCGAGGACTTGTACTTCGTGATCGTGTAGTCGCGGTCGGTGACCGTGCCGAACCTCTTGTAGCGGTTGTCCAGCTTGTCGGCCACCATCGGGCCGATCTTCATGGCGTCCACGTACTCCTGGCCGTTGAACGAGTGCAGCACGTTGAAGGCGATCCTGCGGTTGACCTTCTTCATCTTCTCGTTGTCGCTGCTGCACCCAGGGCACATGTCCAGGGGGTCGTCCTTGTCCCGTGGGCACGGGAAGGAGAAGCCCGCTGGGGAGAAGTGCTCCCAGTAGTACTTCCACTCCGTGGGCTCCTGGAGGATGCGGACGGTGTTGTCGCCCTCCTTCAGGTACTTGATGAAGTCGCCTCCACCACCACCGCGGCCAGGCTCTGCCGCGGCTTCCTCTGCCGACTTTCCGAACCTCATGCGTTGAACCTCCGTACTGTCTCTACTGCTTGGGCTACTGCTCTCATGACGCTCTCGTTGACGTGGCCGATGGCCCTAGTCCTTGCGTCTTCTGCTGCCTCTCCAGGACGAAGCTTGGTGATCGCCTCGTACTTCACCCACGACTTGTCGTAGCCGACCTTGATCTCGTGGGTCATCCCCACCGTGATCTGGTCGCCGTCGAACAGCTCGTAGGATCCGGTTCCTTGCTTGACCGGTTCGTTCATCCCTTCCTTCCTCGCTTCTTCGGGACGCGCTCGCCGAAGTACTCGGCCAGCTCGTTGATGTCGTCCTCGGTGTAGACCCAGATGATCAGCTCGCCCGACTTCGCAGCCTTGGACGGAGCAGTGAACCGGTCGTTCCCCTCACCGTCCTTCGCGCGCGCCAGACGACGGATCGTCTCGATGTTCACCTCGAACCTCTCAGCCACCTGACGCGCGGTCAGCAGACCAGGCGGCAGAGCCTCGATCATGCGGGTGGCCGGGGCCTTGCGCGGCTGGCGCTTGACCTCCGACGCATCCACGATCTTCGGGTTGACCATCAGGCTTCCTCTTCCTCACTGGGGGTGGTGCAAGGCCAGTGCCACGTACCACCGGTGTGCTCGTCGCTCTCCCGCACGTAGCGGTCGAAGAACAGCCCGGTCGGGTTGAGCACGGCCAGCCCGACAGTGGGCGGGTCCTGAGCAAGGTGTGTCTCGGTGACGATCGCGGCCCGGCACTTCGACTTGTACCGTCCGTCCGCAGAGCCGTACGACGTGTAGTGCACGATGCGGTTGATGCTGGGCTGAGTGCTCATGTGGTCTCCTGACGCAGGCAGGAGAGCCAGTGGCCGGGGGCGTAGAAGGCCACGTCAGTCCAGCCCTTCGGGTTCTCCTCCGGCTTCGCTGGGCCACGCCAGATGATCAGGTTCTGGTGCTCGTCGATGCGGAAGCCGATCACGTCCTCGACCGTCTCCCAGCCTTCCGGGGTGTTGACCTCTACGTTCACTCCTGGACCTCCTTCTCCCGCAGCTCCAGGTAGGGGCGGCTGGGCTTGATGGTGACGAACCGAGAGACAGTGACCGGGTCGATCGCGCCCTCGTCCATGGCCTGCTCCATGGCATGGCGGTCCAGCTTCCGGACCGTGTACTTGTCGAACACCTTCGCGGTCAGCGCACGACGCAGGCCCTTCTCGTCGATGACGGTCGCGCCCTTCGTGACGTAGGTGACCGCGTGCGACATGCCGTCCGCGGTCCACCGGTACGACTTCCGCTGGTCCTGCTCCATCTGCTTGATCAGACGGGCCTGGGCCTCGTCCAGGTCGGCCTGAGCCCGGTCCCGAGCACGCCTCGCCTGGAGGAAGTCAGCGACCAGAGGGTCTGTGGTGTCCATGCATCACACTCTATTCACACGGCGTGCGTGGATACAAGAGCATCGACTACTTTCATCCGGCGTGTCTCGCCGATGTCGTCGATGTCCTTGCCCCAGGCCTTGGGCCAGGTCAGTCGGGTCACCAGCCGGTGCTTGAACGACCACTCGGTCATCCGGTGTGCCTCCCAGCCGGCGTCGTCCATGTCGTAGCAGGTGTAGACCCGTTCGGGGTCGATCCTGTCGATCAGTCTGACCTGATCCACCGACAGTCGGCTGCCGTAGATGGCGAAGGCATCCACTCCGACGTTCCAGAGCGCGATCGCGTCCAGCGCTCCCTCGACCAACACCACCGCCTCGCGGTGCTCGGGTGTGTAATGGAAGAGCAGACGACCCACGTCGACCCCATGCGGGTACCTGTACTTCGGTCCGTCACCCCCCAAGGACCGTCGTACAACCCCCAGTACCCTCCCGGCTGGGTCACGAAGCGGGTAGGTGGCGGCTCGTGTCTCTGGGTCGTACCCGAGCCGGAAGGCACGGGCTGCCGCCTCGCCCACCCGCTCTACCCAATATGGGTGAACCGGGCCGGCATCCCAGCGGGACAGCCAGGACTCGGGGAACACCTCTCCCTCGGCCAGCTTGTTGTCGACCCAGAGCTTCATCTGCTGGTAATCCGGCTCGGCCAGTCGGGCCTCACCACCCAGGTCGCCGGTGGCGTGGCAGGTGTAGCAGTACCACTTCCCCTTGATGATGTTCACCGAGGCGCTGGGACGGCTGTCACCGTGCTCGGGGCAGAGGAAGGACCTCTCGACCCCCCGGCCGTACCGGAGGGCCTCAGCGAGAGTCAGTGCTCGCATCGCACATACACGTGGTGCGAGCCATCGCAGTAGGGGTGGACGCACACCCAGGTGAACCTCCCCCAGGAGATCTTGTGCGTGATCGGCATGCCGATGGTGGGCTTCTCAGCTACAGCAGTGCTCACAACTTGTCCTTGCTCTTGATCACCCGCAGCGCAGGTGGCGGTGTGGAGGTGTCGGCCAGAGCCTCGGCGTTGATCACCAGGTCCTCGGCGTGGTCGCCAGAGATCTCGGTGTAGGTGCCGGTGTTCGGGTCGAAGGTGGTGTAGAACCCGATGCCGCTGGGCCCGTGCCGGTTCTTCTCGATGGAGAAGTGGGTGGCCACGTCGTGCGGCTTCGCACGCATCGTGAGCACCACATCCCCGTCCTGCCCGAGGGCGTCGGACTGGGCCAGGTTCTTCACCTTGGGTGGTGCGTGCCCGGTCTCCCCGTCCCGGTTGATCTGGGCGGCGCACAGGATCGCCGTCTTCTGGGACAGAGCGGTGTACTTCAGGGAGTTGCTGATGGAGGCCATCACTCGCCAGTCGTCGATCGCTCGCCCGCCCCCGTCCTGGGACATCAGCCCCACGTAGTCGATGTTGGTCAGGTGGTACTCGCCGCAGCGAGCAGCCACCACTGCAGGTGACACCGGTCCGTCCGCCGGCGTGTGTATGTCCAGAGAGCCGCCGCAGGCCTGCAGGCGCTCGGCGAGCTCACCGTGGAACCTCCGGTACGCAGCACGGTCCACGTTCCAGGCGCGGAGGTTGCTCAACGTGATCGAGGGGTAGCCCATCTCAGTCGCCAGGGAGGCATGGAAACGGGCCCTGACCTCGTCCTCGGACATCTCCAAGGAGTAGAACAGGACCCGGTTTCCGGCCAGTACGGCGTGCTTGCTGATGGACGACAGGTGGGCGCTCTTCCCCTGTCCCGGCCTGGCTGCCAGGTACCACAGGTTCCCGGCCCGCAGGCCTCCTGTGTGCCGCTGGAGCGTCGCGTAGGGCACCTCCACCGTGTACGGACGGTGATCCCAGTTGTCCAGGTGTGTCTCATCGACCAGCAGCGGCTTCGGCTTCACCACCGCCCGACGTGGAGCAGCGTTCACCAGGAGCTGGTGGGCCTGCTCGGTCTCGCCTAGGTGCATCAGCTCCATGGACTCGGTGATCGCGATGGTGATCCGGCGCTTGTTCGCCTGGGAGTGCACCATGTCCGCGGCCGATCTGACGTCGGCGTGGTCGGAGAACGCGAACCCCGGGAACTTGTGACTGAAGATGTCCCGGGTCGGCTGGCACCCGTACGTCTCCACGTAGTTGGTGATCCAGTTGTACTCGTCCGAGTACCCCTCGAAGAGCCCAGCGCCGATCCCGTACTTCACCTCCTCGCCGACCGACTCGGTGTTCAACAGAGCGGAGATCAGCAGACCTTCGGCGGAGAGTGGCACGTGGTAGCTCCTGTCAGATGCGTGTGCCACACACTATGCAGTGTGTGTGATGGATGCAATGACCTGTCTACGCTGATCTGCGGTAGAGAGGCATCTGGTTCGTGTCAGGCCACACCCATCGGGTGTGTCCGTGCCGGCTGGTCACCTTGACCCCGCCGTTGTGCTCACAGGGGTACGGCGACCGACAGGAGTAGCAGTACGGGTGCCGCATCTTGATCTGAGGGGCATCGGGGTAGCACGAGTGGCAGGGCCTCACGAGCACGTCTTCCAGGTCCACGGCAATCAGCTCGTGACCATCACCCCGGGCCGGTCCCTTGGTCAGCTGACGACAGTCAGGAGACCGGTGGAACCTGGTCCGGTGCTTCGGATCACGACGCATCCAGACCGTTGGCATCTGGCGACCGTACTCCTGTTCGACAGGTGACGGTAGGGCCGGGTCACGGCTTGTTCCAGGCGTCTCGGATGTGGGACATCACAGCCACCAGGAGGTGGGCTCCGAACACCGTCACAGCCATCCCGAACCCGATCACGATGATCAGAGCGAGCAGCACCGGGAGCAGGTCACGCAGCTGCAGCCAGTACCACCATGGCGGTCGTTTCATGTCTCCCCCGGGCATGAAGAGGCCCCCGGGAGCTACCACAGCAAGCGGGGGCCTCTGTCGCTTGACCCGAGTCTCAGGGCGGGTCTAGCGTGCGACTGTCTGAAGATCGCAGGTTGATGGTATCTGTCATCGCCTGTCGTCTCCAGTCATCAACTGGACACGATCACGCAACGCCGCGGCGGCGTGAAGCCGATCAGGACCCGGAAGGTCAACCGGAGCAACCCGCGTCAGAGGCGGTTGCGACCCTGTGCCGGAAAGGTCCCCGGCGGTTCGAGAGCATCCCCCCAACATCGTGGGGGGAGGGGGGGAGAGACACAGTGCGAAGCGCCATGGCTCCGAAGGAGCCCGATGAGTAGAGGTGCTCGCAGAGCCAGGAAGAAGAAGCGAGACTCCCAAGAGAAGCGATGGGCTGCTCGATCAGGTCCCGTCTACATCGTCAGACCAGGGGACAGACCGAAGATCGACCACCGTCTGGATGGACTGGACCTAGCCCGAGCTCAGATCGCCAGATACACCTCTACTGACCATCCTGTACGCACACGTCGATGATCAGATCCCGATCGACTGGCTGTCGCTGGTGTACTGCCACGGTCTCGAAGGTGTAGCCAGGAGGACACGCACCAGGTGGTGTCGACGGTCCAGGTGGACCTGGTTCTCCTGGTGGGCCAGTTGGTCCTACCAGACCAGGTACACCAGGATCACCCTGTGGACCCCGCCGGCCTCTTCGACCTCGCTCACCCTCGGGACCTGGCGGTCCACTGGGCCCTCGTGCTCCTGTTGTTCCTGGTGGTCCTTGCGCACCATCCCCGCCAGTAGTACCAGGAGCACCAGCTGGTCCAGTCAGACCAGGGATGCCCGTGCCGTTGGCTCCAGTGGCTCCTATGGGACCCACAGGTCCCTGGGGTCCAGTAGGGCCTCTGGGACCCACAGGACCCACTACCAGAGACGGTTCTGGACTACTCGGTGCCGTACTGGATGTAGATGACGAAGGAGGTGGTGGAGTCGGTGAGTTCGCTGGTGCAGGTGGGGTAGAGCCAGCGAACACCGACAGAGCTACTGCACATGCCGCCAGTGCTCCGGAGGAGCCGTATCCGATCCAGCCTCTAGGTCCCATCGCTCTCGTCCCGCTGCTTCTTCATCGCCACGTCTGTTCTCCCAGCCAGGAAACCGGCCAGTAGACCGACCATGGTGGTGAGTAGGTCAGCGATCGTTCTGGCAGCTCCACCGAAGTCGAAGTTGGGGTTCTTCCAGGCCAGGATGAGAATCCCGAGCATTCCTACGACTACCGACCCGCACACCGTGCCGGCGATCATGATCACCATGATCTCGCCAGTGCTGCGGTCTTTCATCCTGGTCATCGGCTCATACCCCCTGGTCTCACGGTAGGTCACAGGGTTGTGCGAATGTCGTGTATAGCGTATAATCATGTACATGAGGTTGTTACCTCTGAAGATCGACCAGCTCCTTCTGTGTGGAGCCCGATCTTCCGGAGTCACCCGGATAAGTCCTCTACTGAGAGGCACCGACACTCCCGAGCAGGCCGGCTCCTCTGATCGAGGACCGGCCCTTGTGCGTTATGTAGTGTCTGTGATACAATGAACGTAGTGCTTCAGGGACCTGTGCCCTGACTCACTACCCTCTCCCGGACCCCATGTACGGGGGAGGGGATACGACCCGGTGTCGGAGAAGGCTCATACCCTCTCCGGCACCGGGTTTCTGCATGTCCAGACACTGAAAGGGATGAGAACGACGAACGAGATCGAGCACATTCACATGGGTCCACCCGAAGAGGGACAGACCCCGATGGAGGACTACGCGCTGCAGTACCTGATCCTCGGCTGTTGGCGAGGCGCTGCTGCGTTCGAGAGCTTCCCGATCAAGATCGACCACATCGAGGACAACGTCGACGAGGACGGGACCATCCAGTCCTTCACCATCGTCACTGCCTCTGGTCTGCGGTTCACCACCTACGTGACCTACGAGGGTCCTCCACCGACCCCGAACACCAAGGAGGAGAACATCGAGTTCCGCAAGGACTGGGATGAGCGAGTCGAGCGGGGAAAGTCATGAAGACCTGGGTGCTGTGGACGCACTACGACTGCGAGATCTACGTGTCCCTCCATCCCAGCGAGGAGCGTGCCTGGGACGAGCTGAAAGCCAACTGGCTGGAGGACTGCGACGAGGACTGTGGTCACAACCCCGAGGAGGGGATGTCGATCTCGGAGATCGCCTCGGCACTGGAGTACCACGTCGACGAGCTGGAGTTCGGCATCAGCGAGTTCGAGGTACCTCAGCCAGTCACCGAAGCTCTACAGCTGGCTCTACAGCCCGTAGAGAGCGCGGAACGGAACTCGATGCCCGAAGCGACCGCGGGTGATCTGCTGTCGAAGCTGCAGACCTACCAGGGGTCGTCATGAAGACCCTGGTCTACCGCGCTGTCCACACCACTCTCCTGGTGGTGGGGCACATCGGCGGCAAGGTCATGGAGAAGATCACCCGCTCCGAGCAGAGAGGAACCGGCGAGTGAACGTCGAGGAAGAGATGCCCTGGCTCACTGCCAAGGTCGATCAGCGAGTGGAGTTCATGGTTGAGAAAGGCGCTCTGGACATCGCTCGGGAGGCAGGCACGAACTTCATCATGAGCCTGCTCGACGAGGGCGAAGAGGACATGCCGGCTGAAGAGATAGAGCGCTGGGAACGGACCTGTGACAACTGCGGGAAGTACGTCCCTCCCGAAGCTGAGAGGCCGAACTACACCGAGTTCTACAGCGGATATGTCACCCGCACCGTCGAGGGAGTCCAGATCATGCTGGCCTTCGGCGTCTGCGGTACCTGCAAGGAAGACCACACCATGAAAGGAACTGACGAGTGAGCCAGTACCAGGAGCGCATGGACGCTCTGGACCTGAAGGTGATCGAGGACATCGAGAAGCACGGCTGGTCGGACATGAGCATCTTCCCGGTCGAGGGACACCCCGGTCTGCCGTTCAACTACACAGTGGGCTTTTCCACGCATCACGACCAGCCGGAGCTGCTGATCATGGGCATGGACCACCGACAGATGCATGGAGTACTCAGCTCGGCCTTCGCACGGATGGAGGACGGTGAGAGGTTCCGTGCCGGCGAGTACTTCAACGAGGTGCTGGTAGAGCACCGAGTGGCCTTCGTGGAGATCGCTCACCCGGTGGACACCGAGTACCCGATGACCATGACCCGGCGTCTGATGGGTGACTTCAAGGCCTTGCAGTTGGTCTGGCCAGACATGAACGATCGGTTCCCCTGGCACGTCGGGTTCGACAAGGACTACCTCGATCACCAGGAGCTGCTCGGGCCCTGGAAGGGAGACCTCTGATGTCGATCCATGACCTCCACAAGGCCCCGATCCCGTTCGACCGGCTCACCGAGCTGGCCAACGAGATGCGGGAGGTAACTGAGACCCCGGAGAACGCCGATGTGAAGGGGATCATCTGTCTCTCCTCTGAGGACCAGGGCGGCATCGTGATGTTCGGGTTCGAGGACAGCACCGAAGCCATCGCGCAGCTGCTGCTGCACATCAAGGCGATCTTCAACTCCGAGGACAAGGAGTTCGGGGTCATGACCGACCAAGGGTTCATGGTGATCTGATGGCCGGCGGACAGCTCAGGATCGACGAGATGTACGCCTTCACCCAGCTCGATCCCTTGGACAACACCGAAGGAGTCATCGCGTTCCTCGCTGATTCTGGCTGGATACCGATGGTCGGAGCTGACATGACCAGGGTCGAGAACCTGAGACCCATGGCCCAACGAGTAGCCAACGAGACGGGGCAGCCAGTGCGGCTGCTCCGTTTCTCTGTTCGTGAGGAGATCGAGGTGTTGAAGCCAGATGGGTGACCTCTACGACATCGCTCGTCAGGTCACTGACGAGGTGCTGGGCGAGGGCACGTACGCCGACATCAACAGGGCCAACCCAGACCCTGGTGTGCAGGCAGCGATCGAGCGTGCAGAGAAGGGATCCATCACCTGTCCACGGTGCTGGATGACCTCCTACAACCCGAACGACATCCGGGAGGGCTACTGCGGAAACTGCCATGACTGGACCAGAGGGAAGCCGTGAGATGTACGGAGACCATGGAGTCTCAGGCTCAGCCTGGGCACACCCACACATGCACCGGACACCACGACGGCGTCGATGGTTCCCACTGGTGCTCAAACTGCGAGAGATGGTGGTGGCAACGACCACAGGAGAAACCGAAGAGAACCCGCGCTTCATCGTCCCGGAAGGCTGCATCTGCCCCCAGTTCACCGACATCGGAGAGCGACGGATCGCAGACCTGACCTGCCCGGTGCACGGAGTCGACGGCGCAGAGCCCGGAGATGGGTTCTGGGAGGTGAAGGATGAATGATGTGACCAGGACTCACATCATCGAGCTCAACAACCTGACCCTGATGATGCTCCAGCACCTCCGGGAGCATCAAGCAGAGGAACCGCCGCTGCCCCACGAGAGCGAGGGGCGCTACGAGCATGAAGAGATGACCGCTCTGCACTACGAGTGGTCCCGAACCCACCAGGCGATCCGGCTACTCCTCGGGGTCCAGCTGGTGAACCTGGCGGTCGAACAGCTAGCTCAGGAAGGAGATGTACCTGGTTGACCATGGACTGGCTCGACAAAGAGGGGAGGCCGATCTCCACCGAGGAGTGGGGTCGGTTGAAGGAGGATGAGGACTACCACAGGGTCGGTCTGGACCAGGTGGGGCCGTACATGGTCTCCACGGTCTGGTTGGGCCTGGATCACCAGTTCATGCCAGGCGGTCCGCCACTCATCTTCGAGACCATGGTCTTCACCACTACGGCCTGGAACGCCGATCGGAGTGAGGAAGACCACGAAGGACTGCTGGATCTGGACTGTGTCCGGTACAGCACTGAACATGAGGCCCGAGTGGGACATCGCGACATGGTGACCCTGATCCGGGCTACATACGTCGAAGACCCCTACGAAACACCCTCGGAAGCGTCCACAGACCCCGAAAAGTAGTGTTTAGAGTGGTTTTGGTGCTCTAAATAGGCTATAATAAGAGGGTCAGGGCGACTGCATACCCTGATACGTGCGAAAGGCCTCCAGTTACGGCTGGGGGCCTTTTTGCATGTCCACCCACAGATACATGAATAGGAGCTCCCCATGAGCACCAGCACCATCCCCAACGTCGAAGAGATCACCACCTGGTTCACCCAGAGCCACGTGACGATCACCTTCGAGACCGCGAGCGGGGGTCACTACACCCTGGTCGTGCGTCCCAAGATCGCTGTCCTGATCAAGGACAACGCTGGTCAGGCCTGGCGGGGTCAGACCATCAAGATCCACCAGGACCACATCCACCACGATGCGGTCTCGATCGAGCTCTGGACTCCCCAGGGCATGCTGCGTCGCACCACCCCGGTCGTGTCGTTCTACGTCGCGACCAACTGATCTGATTCATCGGTCCCCGTCGTCCGGCGGGGACCTCATACATGGAAGGGAAGCACCATGGGAAACGGCAACATCTTCGACTACGCCGAAGTGGTCATCGAGACCTGCACCGGCGATGTCCGCAAGGTCCAGTTCGACAGGCCCTCGTTCCGAGAGGCGCGGGCCGAGGCCAACCAGGCGCTGGCCACGCTGTCCATGATCGGGATGGGTGGCAAGACGCTCGGTCAGTACCAGACCGGCGACATGGAGAACTGGTTCTCGGAGTTCCCGGACTGGTCGCACCTGATGCGAGTGCAGGTGAACAAGATGAACCACCACTCCGACAAGGTCCGTCCGTTCGCGGAGCGGGAGTACACCTGCGAGCACACCCAGGAGCCGGCATGACCGACTTCGACCAGACGCGCATGATGCGCATCTACAACAAGCTCGTCGACGCTCACTCACGGGACATCACCTGCCCGTGGTGCGGGGCCGAGCCCCAGCAGCCCTGCCACGTCATCGGGAACCCGGAAAGGGTCCTCCCCGGCGTCCACGTGAAGAGGAATGAGCACCTTCGGGCTCTGTGGCACAACGGCTATTCGGTCGGCCATTCGGTCGCCTACAGGAACGCCCGCGACAACGCTGCGGAGGCTGCGTCGTGACGACATCGCTCGACGAGTCCCAGCACGTCCGCCGCACGACCCCAGGTCGCCCCGAGCTCTTCCTCATGCTCGTGGTCTTCCTGGGCCTGCTGATCGGCATCTCCACCATGGTGATGATGGCGCTCAGCCCGCAGTCCTAGACATCTCGGGATGTCTAGCCCCCGTCACATCGGTGTGGCGGGGGTTTGTTATGTCCACCTCGAAAGGAACAGATAGCACATGTCGGTTCTCTCACACATCGAGATCCCCGAGGGCAAGCACGTCCTGAGGATCCTGGACAACAGCGGTGACTCGGTCACCGTGTACGACCCGAACGTCGACGCGGAGGTCGCGGACGCGATGTCCAAGTTCGACGAGTCGATGGCCAAGGGCATGCGCGCCTTCGTCCTCACGGAGGAGGGTGGCGGTGAGGCTCACGTCACGTCCAAGCTGGAGGACACGGCGGTCCACACGGTGGTTCAGCCGCAGTACGTCGGCGGCTGATGTGACGATCGCCCAACAGCGGGCGGCAGCGGAGCAGCGTGCACAAGCGCTGCTCCGCAGCATCGTCCTCCCCGGTGAGTGGAGGTACGAGCCCAGACGCAACAACCTCGGTCAGATCATGCGTCGCGATCCCACTCACATCGAGTTCCGGGGTCAGCTTGGGCGATGCACGTACCAGATCTGGTTGGACGGCACGTCGGAGAACATCCGGCAGATCGACGCCAACGGCTACGACCACGGGATCTGTGGTGGGCCGTACGCCTACAACGACTACGTGTCCCCGGAGTCCTACCAACGCCGGCGCTACGTCGAGATGAGCAACTCACTCTGGCTGGACGCTCGTCGGGAAGCGCAAGAGCAGGGCACTCAGCCTCTGTGCCTGCCAGCAGGCGACATCTGGCTGGGGCAGTACCTTGCCCTGAAGTACGACGAGAAGAGGTTCCTGGAGCAAGCGAACATCTTCTAGACCAGTGGGCGACGGGCGGTCCCATCCCCCGTAGGGCCGGTACATGGGCCCGTCGTCCACCTCCGCTGTGCCCGGGGGCCATAGCCCATCGCACATCTCTCCAGGGGGGCAGAGATGTGTGGTGGAGGGTGACCCCCCTCACCCCACACAGAAGGGAAGATCCATGCAAGGAGATCCGTATCAAGTCGCCATCACCTACTGCGACGACCAGGTGTTCGTTCACGACTACCTGGAAGTCGAGGACGCGATCAAGGACTACGCAGGAGCTCTGCAGGAGGCCTTCGCGCCGACCGAGAGCGAGCACGACCGCCGGCACATCAGGGAGGTCGTGTTCATGAAGTACGACGAGAAGCAGGTCCTCGTCCGGCACATCGACTCTGGAGTCATGAACGATGACTGCAGCCACCGAGAGAACACCACGAAGGGAACACAGTGAGCACATCCACCGAAGAGCACATGCTGTCCATCCCGGACAGCACCGGCGACAACCGGATCATGTGGGACCCGCGCGACGCCGACGAGGTGGCGATCGCCCGGAAGGCCTTCAACGAGGCCAAGAAGAAGGGCATGCTCGCCTACGCAGTGAACGCGGACGGCGAGAAGACCGGCGAGGTGATCCGGGAGTTCGACCCGACCAGGTCGAAGATCATCATGACCAAGCAGCTGGTCGGTGGCTAGCAAGGGCTTCGTGAAGTACCAGCCAGGGGGCCTCATCACCACTGGCGAACTTCACGCCACCAAGGAGATCACGTACATCAACGACATCGTCTGGAACACCTGGACGACTGGCACTGCCAGCACGACGGTGACGTACGACCTCCAGGCCGACCGAACCTGGTACCAGTGGAACACCACCGCGAGCACCACCACTGGGTTCTACGTCAACGACGAGGCCTGGGTCCGCTGGAACCAGATGGAGCCGATCAACTTCGGTGCCCTTCTGAGGCCTCCGCAGTACACCGTTGAGGACCTAGCCCAGATGGAGCGGGAGAGGGCGTCCAGGGCGGCTCTGAGGGCCGCACAGGAGGCCGAATACGTGGAGAAGCGGGTGATGGCCGCATCCAGGGCTCTGGAGCTCCTGGACATGATCCTGACGCCCGACCAGCGTCAGGAGCGGAAGCAGCATCAGCGGATCACGATCCAGGCTCCATCGGGTCGTCGGTACGAGGTGGAGACCCACCGCGCATCTGTGCACGGCAACATCGTCGAGATCGACGCCCACGGGTGTCGGCTCCGGCGAGGTTGTGTCGCACCGGGGATGTACGGGGACGACGGGGCTCTGCCGACAGCCGATGGCTGGGTGGGTCAGGTTCTGGCGCTGAGGCACAACGAGGCGGAGCTGCTGGTCAAGACCAACTGGTCGAATGTCCAGCAGTGCCGTCAACCGGACGTTCCGATCCTGGAGCGCGCGGCCTGACATGGCCAGGACCCCCAGAGGTCGGCATCTCTGGGGGCCCTGCTCACCATGAAAGGAATGAGCTGCCAGCGTAGCTGACATCTCGCAGAGGGGTCTCTCCAAGGGGAAAGGAGAGGCCCCTCTGGCATGTCCGGATGGCGTGATCGCTTCCTCTCCGCATGGGGCGAAGAGGAGGTGTTCGAGTCATCCGGCTCACACATAGATGCACCACACCATGAAGAGGAAACACATCATGCACAGCAACATCAAGAAGCTCGTTCTGGCCACCGTCACCGCTGCCGCGGTGGTTTCGCCGATGGCCATCACCGGCACCGCGCACGCGGACGCCGGCTCGCTCGGCTGTGTCACCCGGCACGAGTACAGCGAGGTCACCAAGGGCATGTCGGTCGACAAGGTCGCCCGCATCTTCGGCACCAAGGGCAAGGTCTCGTACTCCTACATCGGCTCCTACGTGTGGGAGGTCGACCGGGAGTACAAGCCCTGCCAGCCCTACACCGCCTGGTCGCACGTCGAGGTGGACTTCGGGAAGCGTCACGGCAACGTCGTCGTCACCGGCAAGTCCGCATTCTGGATCTCCTGATCCACCCAGACTGGGGAGGCCACCGCGAAGGGAGTGGCCTCCCCATCCAGCTGCCGGGCACCTCTGTCTCCACGGGGGTAGAGCAGGGGTGCCCGGCACCACATGAAGGGAAGAACATGAAACTGACAGTCACAGCAGAAGCAGGTGTGACCGACTCGGGAATCGAGCAGCTGCACACCGCCCCGGTCGAGCTCTCAACCACTGGCGACGTTCGGATGGCCCACTTCGAGGTCCCGCACGCTCGCGGTTCGATCATCTACAAGGTGACCCTGGAGCAGGACAGCATCCCGGACATGATCCGGTTCCTGCTCGGAGTCCTGGTCAAGCGAGTGAAGAACGCGGTGGGCTGATGGACCCAGTCCGCGAGATCCCCAAGCCGCACCAGTGCGTGTGCCTGCTGATCCGGAAGATCCCGGGTCCGATGACCCTCGAAGCCCTGAAGAACCTCGCTGATGGGGAAGCCGGGCTGAGTCAGGTCGTCAGCACTTTCCGCGAGGTCAAGGACAAGTGCCACGCGATGGTCGACAACCCCGACCAGGCATTCTGTCAGTCCTGCGAGGACGACGAGCACCCCCACGACGAGAACCAGATCGGACTACAGAACATCGTGAAGGAGTCGGAATGACCACCCTGTCCTGGCTGGAGCTGTTGCTCTTCGTCACCGTCATTGTCGGTGCCCTGATGTATCACTTCGGACATGCGATCGGGAAAGCGCAGGCCGAGAAGAACCAGCTCGATGCAGCCATCGAGAAGTGCATGTCCAGGCATCCCGCCGGCAGGCACACCAAGGAGTACAAGGGGACTCATCTCCGGGCGGTCAAGGAGTGAGCCTTCGGCTGATCGCTGTGTTCACGTTCTCCATCCTCATGGGACTGCTCTGCGGAGTGGTGATCGGTGGGGTGATGGGCGAACCCTGGTGGTACGTGTTCCCGATCTCGCTCGCCGGTGGGATCGGGATCGGAATAGCTGGGGGAAGGAGGAAGTGATGTTGCTCGACACCATCCGATGCAGCACCCCACGCTGCTTCAACGAGTACCGGGAAGACGTGGACAGATGGCATCTGCTCGACGATGCGCTGCTCGCCGGCTGGACCATCTCCGACGATGAGGAGAAGACCTGGTGCCCGGAGCACTCGGAGAACCATGACCCGTTCGGTCTCGAACTGAAGTGGGTCGTGGGCTGCCGTACCTGCGACTACGAGGAGGAGTACGACTCCGAGGAGGACGCGAAGAACGACTACACGCTCCACGAGTGCGAGCCAGACACCTGGATCTGGAAGCCCGAGGAAGTCCAGGCACACCAGGAACGTCGTGCCCACAACCGACTGGTGTACGCCGAGAAGAAGGCCGCGGAGGACGCAGTGGCCAAGGCCTCGTTCGATCGAGCGATGGCCGAGCAAGACCGGATCCATCGGTGGGCCAGCAACTGGCTCAGGATCCGCAACCTGTTCCTGTTCTGGGACAGGAAGCACATGTAGCATCCAATCAGATACACCACCCATGAAAGGTATGACCATGAACGACACGAGAGACAAGCAAGTGCAGGACACCGCCAGCCTCCACGAGAAGGCCGTTCAGGCGGTCGCGAAGGGAGCGGTGGCACCGAGGCCCAGGAAGGCCCGGAAGAAGGCGGAGAAGCGCAATCACGCCGTCCACAAGCACGTTGTGGTGGACCCGCGAGTGATGAAGGCGGCTAAGGAGCTTCTCGTCGGCTCCTACACCCGGATCGAGATCGTCGACGCCGAGACCGTGAGGGTGCGATGACCAAACGCCAGGACGACGAGGACGAGGAGGAGACCACCACAGATGGTGGTTCTACTGCTCGTAAGGCCTGGTACGCCGGTCACGCTGAGGCTGAGCACGGCATCAGCGCGGCCTACCGAGGCGTACCAGGCGTGCCTCATGGCGGTTCTCAGACCGTCAAACCCGAACAGACCGCCGGCTCGATGGACCTGTGCTGGTGCGGTCAACCGTTCGATCATGACTGGCCGGGCAAGGCTGACGGCCGCAGACACCCGAAGGAAAGCCAGATGACCACAACCCCCGCTTCAACCGAAGAGCAACCGCGCATCGAGCGGCGCGCTCTCCGGGCCTACCACGCTGACCTAGCGGACATCATCCTGACCGCAGTCAACGAGTACGGCGTGAAGTACCGGCTCACCGCGCACAGCGTGATCCTGTTCCCCCCTGACAAGACCCAGCCGTACGCCATCAACGCACGCAACGGAGACCGGCAGGTCAGAGGCGCGAGAACCTGGTTCGCCAGGCACTGCGTACCGCTGGACAAGCCGATCAAGGAGGCCGCGAAGCCAGCGCCCTCCACCAAGCCTGTGGACGAGGAAGCCGTCAAGGAGCTCGCGGAGATGATCAACTCCGAGGAGCACCTCCCCAAGGACGAGCCGGCTAAGGCTGAGCCCCCCGCTGTGAAGGCAGAAACCCCTGTCGAGCCGCCGGATGGAGAGCCGGCGAGCTCCGAGGAGTGGATGCCGTACTTCGTCGGCAAGAGCAAAGCCGAGCGCAAGCAGCACCCGTTCTACGTCGTCAACGCTCAGGGCCAGCTGAAGTGCACCAAGTGCGACGAGGTGATCGGTACCTCGCGAAGTGCCGGCGGTCACACCAGAACCCACCACACCGATACCGAGTCGCTGTGGGGCAAGGAGGCCAAGCAGAAGGCCATCCAGACCTTCCACAGCGGCAAGCTCGGGAAGCAGGTGGAGGACGCGATCAAGCTGCTCCAGTCGGCGATCGGTGTAGAGCCAGAGCAGGTCGACACCTCAGCCAAGGACGCGGAGATCAAGACTCTCGGCAAGCAGAATGGCGATCTGAAGATGGAGGTCGCTGTCCTGAAGCAGCAGGTCGAGGACCTGACCACGAAGATCGCAGACATGGAAACCAAGGCAGCCCTAGCCCGCGAGGCGTTAGGGCTGTAAACCAGATCTGGAGCCGGGCCCCTAGAGGAAGGGGGCCCGGCTTCACCTATGAAGGGACACAGATGGTCACCATCGGAGAGCAGAAGATGTGGCACGACATCGCTTCGATGGCTCGGTCACTGCACACACTCGCGGAGGCGGTCGTGAAGATCGTCGACGAGGAGTACGCAGACCCCGAGCCGGAAGAGGCACTCCCACTCACCAAGGTCGCCTGGAAGGCCGAGGTAGCCAAGGACAACACCGTGCTCGGCTTCCCCGAGTGGCTGAAGGATCGGCGTGATCTGGAGACCAGGGATGTGTGAGGAAGGGACCCCTCACCTGATCTGGTACGACCACGCCACCAAGCTCAGCTTCGAGTGGGATGGCTCATCGGAGATCCAGGTGAGCAACGGCGAGACGTTCAAGGTCGAGGGGACGGTCGGAGTCAGGAACGCCTCCATCAAGCGCTGGATGGACTGGTTCCAGCTGGTCTGCACCAACTACACGCGGTTGAACGTGGTGAGTGGGTGATCTACGTGGAGCAGCCCCAGAACCAGGACGGGGTAGCGCACTTCTGCTATCACGACCGCACCGTCAACCTGACCTTCGCCTGGGACGGGTTCGCCCACGACATCGACGTCTACCGCGACGACACGCTCGTCGGACAGATGCCGATCCCCGTGGGCTACCTCAGCATGCCCCGGAACCCCGGTCGGTGGTTGGCCCACTTCGAGATCCTCTGCCAGCTCTACATCAAGGAGAAGTCGCATGTCGAGATTGCTCTTGGCCCTGATCCCGATCGCCGCAGTGGCGGTTGGGGTCTGGTTGGGGAGGAAGAACCAGAAACCACCCAGAGATGAACATGCAGAGCTCGTCGGGCTGAGAACCATGCGCGAGGAGCTGATGACCAAGGCCGCGGAGCACGCCACGTTGGGCGATGACTTCGCGGTCATTGCATTGGGGATCTTGTCCAGGAAGGGGGAGCCAGATGCCCGGGACCGATGAACCAGTGCCTCCGATCTGGGAGGCCACTGTCGATGACCACGCCTGGAAGGCACAGGTGGACGGCATCGAGTCCAACAACTACCGAGGTGTCCTCACCGTGCGCCGGCTCTCTGACGACAAGGAGATCCTC